CCAAAAGGCATGTTTGTCACGAATCAGCGCGGCAACCTTGCCCACAAAGAAACGGGCGACGAGAACACCGCCGCTTACGCAATTGACCAGCAGCGGAGTAGCTAACGATGGCCTTCAAATTCAAAGCAAGCGACCCACGCGGCGAGCCACGCATTCAGCTGATAGGAGGCAGGTTTGAAGTGCTGCCCGAGTATTACAGCCACCCGAAACGGGTTAAGCGGGCGCGCAAATATTGCGAGCAAATAAATCGAGGCATTCCGCGAATTACAAGGAGTAGCTAACGATGGCCGAAGAACTGAAAGCGCGCCCGTTTTGTGGTGGCGCTGCAAAAAGGATCACCCCGGAAGACGCCGATAATTTCGGCGGCGACGTTATCACTTGCAGTAAGTGCGAATGCTGTACGCGAGTTGTGTTCGGAGAAAAAGAGGGGCTTGCCGAATCTTGGAACACCCGCGCCCAACTGCCCAGCCAAGGTGGCGAGGCTGTTGCCGAGTATCAGCAGCTATCCAGATACGGAAACTGGGACAGAATAGACAAGGTTGATTTTGACCTTGGCATGCTTGGTAGCTGCCCGGAGAAATTCAGAGCGCTCTACACCCACCCAGCCGACCAAGTGGCGGATGACCTCACTATGGTCAAGGTGTCGCGGGAGTTGCTGCAAGACCTGCGCGACTTGGCATTCGATCAGGTTGAGCATCACCGCGCAGCCATGGGCGCATACAAGCAAACGCGCCAATCCGCAATGGATAGCGTTTTGGCTCAAGCGGACGCTCTGCTCCGGTCATAACGCCTTACACCCGGAGCTGCTCCGGACATACCCGATCAAAATCCAATCAAGAAACTGTGCCGGCGCGAGCTGGTGGAGAGGTATTCCTGTGCCTGAAGCAAATGAACGGATCATCAAGTTCAACCAGCAAATGATGGCGGCGCTGCTGGATGGAACAAAAACAGTCACCCGGCGCCTGATTGACCCGCAGCCAGATACCACCGAGGAATACTTGCGCAACCATGGCGCCTGGATAGAAGGGCTTACGCTATCGCAGCACGTCAACAACGCATGGCAGGCTGGATTTGTTGAAGAAGAATGCCCTTACGGAGAGGTGGGCGAACACCTAATTGCTCAGCTGGACGGTGAAAGCCTGGCCAGGCTGGAGATAACAGATGTGCGGATTGAGCAGCTGCAGATGATCACCATTGGCCAAATCTGCAAGGAAGGGCTAGCGCGGTCCATGTATGAGTTCGCGCCGGTAACGCAGGCTTTCCCCGTATTCGAAGAGCTGTGGGACTCGATTTATGGCCCAGGTGCCTGGTCGGCAAACCCATGGGTCTGGGTTATCGAGTTCAAGCGCATCAATCCCTAACCCCTTCCCACCCTCCCCGGCATAGGGGTAGAGAGGTATACATATGGCAATGGCCAAATATCAGACCATAAAGAAGTTCGCCGTCGAGAGCGGTTACACTGAGGCGGCAATCAGAACCAAAATTCAAGACGGCACCTGGAAGCAGGGCGAGGTATGGATACGCGCGCCCGACAAAAAGCCGCTGATCAGTGTTGAGGGGTATAACGCATGGGTGGAAGGCGAACTGGCGTCCGAGCAGCTTCCCGATCGAGCATTGAAATTAGTTTCATGTTCGAAGGGCAGCAATGCCGCGAGCGTGTCCCTCTTATCCCCAGCCCCGCTAACCTAAAGCGTGCTGAGCAGCACAAGGCATCCATCGAACTGGCGATCTACAACGGCACGTTCGATTACGCCGCCACCTTCCCCAAGTCCAAGCGCGCGGCCCGAGTCGGATACAAGACAGGTCAGATCCCGCTGGAAACCTACCTCGACAACTGGCTTACCAGCAAAGAAGCGCACCTGAAAGCGTCCACCCTGGACGGCTATCGCAAGATCATCAACGGCGTGCTGGCCCCCAAGCTGGGCAAAACGCCCCTGGTATTGCTCACCAGGAAGATGATCAAGGACGCGCTCACCACTATCGAAGCATCCAACAAACGGCTGGCCAACGTGCAGAGCTGCCTACGCTCTGCGCTCGGCGATGCCGTGGATGATGAACTGATAGAGGTAAACCCGCTGGCGGGCTGGACCTACTCGGTCAAGGGCAAGCCAAAGGCTGAGGATGATATCGACCCGTTCACCAAGGATGAGCAGCGGGCGATATTGGAGGCGGCCACCGGGCAGTACCGGAACCTGCTGCAGTTCGCCCTATGGACGGGCCTGCGGACAAGTGAGCTTGTGGCGCTGGAGTGGGGGGATATTGATTGGCTACGCGGCGAAGCGCGGATATCGAGGGGCCTTACCAAGGCGGCCAAGGAAGCGGAGCTGCCGAAGACGGCGGCCGGGCTGCGTGACGTGAAGCTGTTGCCCATGGCGCTTGAGGCTTTGCAGGCTCAGAAGGAGCACACCTACATAGCAGGCGCTCAGGTGTTCAATGATCCGCGCCACAACAAACCGTTCGACGGCGACCAGGCAATCAGGAAGTCATTCTGGATACCGACGATCCGCCGGGCGAAGGTCCGCTACCGCAACCCCTACCAGACCCGGCACACCTACGCATCGATGATGCTGAGCGCCGGCGAACACCCCATGTGGGTGGCCAAGCAGATGGGTCACAGCAGCTGGGTTATGATTGCCCGGGTGTACGGGCGGTGGATACCGAACGAAGGCGACACATCCGGCGGCAAGGCCGCGGCGCTTTTCGGGACGCCGGTTCAAATCCCCGGCGGGGAACTGAACCAAACTGCAGGCGGCGACCATGCTTGATCACCGACTCAAAATCGCAGCTACAGCAACATTACAGCAGCAATTCACTTGCAGCCCAGCAAGTAAGCGGAATGAACGGGGGTTCAAATCCCCCCGACTCCACCAAACAAGGCCCGGAAACACTGGGCCGCAGTAGAAAAGGTTGCTGAAAGTTGCTGTGGATTAAGGCTGTTTTAGGCCAGGTTCAGCGACTTTTCAGCAACCTTTTTTATTTGCCCCTTCCAAGCCCGTCCTGGGCACGATCACCACCACCCAACGAATCAAACGATCCTTCGCACGCCAGGCCCCTTACTCGGCTTTCGTCGGCGACTCCAGCATAGAGTTGAGCGAGCGCTCCAAGCCGGCCGAGCAGCTCGGTACGCACTCGGGAATCGGCATCTGCTGCCTGGCTGAGCTGGGCAGTGATGGTATTGCAGGCGTCACGGCTGCGGCGCTCAGCTGCTTCGAGGCGCAGCTTGAGCCGCTCAAGAGCACTACCAGCAGCGGCAGCATCAGCCCGAGCTGCTTCCAGTTTTTGTTCACCATCCTTCTGCACCTCATCGAAGGCCGTCATGCGGCGTTTGGTTTCCTGCAGCGCGGCGAGCGTTGCCTTGCGGTCACGCTCGCTCACCTCGGTTTTGTAGTCGGCAAGGGCGCTGGCTGATTTGGCCGCACTGCTCAATGCTGTGGCTGCCTTGACCTGAGCGAGCGACACGCGGATCTGCTGCCCGCCGCCGACCAGCACCAGGGACAGAGCCCAGGCACCGGCAAGCCACGCCCAGGGCGGGACAAGCTTCAGCCAGGCGGTCACGGGTAAATCTCACGTACAGCAGTCGCATACCGCGCCGGCCAGCGCGATGGGTGCGGCTTGCCAGGGCGCCAGGTGCGTAGGTACAGATCCCAGGCGCCGGAGGCGTCACTCTCGGCGGGCAGTCGAAACGGATCAGTCCAGAGCAGCAGGCGGGCAAAGGCGGCGGCCAGCACGTCATCATGCTCAAGCGCGGCATGCACCAGGTGCTCATCCGGCTTAATGCCGCGAGCTGTGCATACTGCAACAGCCGCCTTATCGGTTAGCTCATGCCGGAGAACACCGCGCACCCCGCCAGCGCGCTCGAACTGCCAAAGTCCCCGGGCTGGACCGGTAGGCCATTGGCGGCGGCGCTGCTCTGGATCTTCCTGCTGAGTAATAGCCAGCAGCATCACCTCGGCCTGAGGGCTACACATTTTCGCGGGCAGCAGCAAAAGCGCCGGCTCAATCGCTGAGCGGCGTATCTCGGAAAGTTTCATGGTTCACTCCAGGCAACAAAAAGCCCGCACTCGGCGGGCTGGGATCGTGTGGTTATCTTGTATCGGTATATTCTGGTGGCTTGATTGAGTCACCCTAGGAGCGAGCGTGAGCAAACAAATCTGGATTGTCTGTAGCTATAGAGCTGGCGACGGCCCAAAACCTATAAGAGCCTACGATACTCAGCAGGCGGCTCAACAATACGCCGAGCTTTTAAGTGCTTATGGCTCTTCACGGCCTTCTGATCCGGCGGATGCTATCGCGTGGGAAGGCGCGGCGCCTGAAGGCTTCGCCGTGGGCGAGGAATACTATTACGCCGAGCAGATCAGCCTCTACCCGTAAGCATTAAACATCCACACCTCAGGGCGGCAATTTCGGCTACGCGGTAATCAAGGTGTTGCGCCAGGTGCAGAATTCGCCAAGCGTCCCGGGGTTGTAGATCGATGGAGCGGGCAGGCTCAGTGCACGGGCGCACCATTCGGAGCAGAACGCCGCATGCTCGGTTGGTCGGTTGCGGTTGAACACCTGGCTGGCAATCAGTGATGGCCAGCCGTACACGTCGCTGTCCGTGGCTTCGAAGTAACCCACGATGGCGGCGCCGTCCGCCCAGGGTAGTTCGATTTGGTCCCAGTGATCGGCCCCAAGGCTGATTTCATCAGCACCAGGCCCGACCCGCTTACGGCGCACGCCCTTGTCCATCACCGAGCTGGAATAGCACCAACCGTCCACCACCAGTTCGCAGTGGCTGTAGGGGCTGCCCGTCCACCAGCGGATGGCAGCATTGCCCAGCTGGCCTTTGCCTTTGTAGAGCGCGAGCTTAACCGGCGTCATAGATGCTCCTTCAGGTCGACGGTTGGGGTGGTCATGATCAGCTGCGCCTTGGCCTGCATTTCAGCGTAGAGCGATGGCGGGATGGCATAGTTCAGCACCGGATCACCGCCGGCCTTGATCTGGTCTTCATACTTCTGCCGGGTACCGGTGAGGTAGGAGCTGACCATCTCAAACTGCTGGGCCTTGGCCAGCGTGCGCCGCAGGTACTCCGCACGGTCAATACCGCGCGTAAGCGCAGCACGATCAATCCAGGGCGTAAGCGCGTTATCAGGGTCGGCCAGCCAGGCTTTTGACTCTTTGTCCTGGGTTGGCCAGGTGTCCTTTTCCAGTTGCGGGTAGTCAGCGGTGATGGCCAGCGTGGCCCTTTCGTAGGCAGCGTTGTTCCTATTGAGCTTAAGCATCCGCAACTCTTCAGCGGTTGGCTCTGGCGGCCGTGGTGGCTCAGGCTCTACCGGAAGAGCCACGCTGAAACCACCCTCAATACTCACCACCATGCCGTCAAGCATGCCGGTCAGGGCTTCGGCATATTGCTGCTCGGTGATTTCTAGCCCGCCCTCGATCGGCGAACGGCTAATGCGGCCCTCTGCTGCGTATGGCATCAACGGATCCTCATGTAGTAATCGGCACCGATGTTTTTTGCGCGGGTTTCGTCGGCCGTTCTCACCACGCGCGAAGCATCGAACGTGAGATCAAACCCGTTAGCGTTGCCGAACGATGGGAAAAGGC